GTACAACGCCGCCCCCCCTGCCATACTTTCAACATCTGGTTTCATAGACTCGTATAATTCTTTCAATGCTCCAAAGTCTGCTTTCTGATCTCCAGAAAGTCCTTTTGATGAGCCAATATATTTATCCACTCCATCCATCAAGTTCATGTAAAAGCCGCCTCGATTTCCTGTACTCTGAACGTCAGTCCAAATCTCCTGCAAGCTGTCAAAGAAGCCTTGCGTATTTTCCTGCATCTTCTGATAGTTGGCCTGCAAAACATCGCCATAAGCGTCAGAAAGAGTGTTGCCCTCAAAGCCAAGAGACTGAATCATGCTCTTTGCCTCAAGGTTCTTGTAGTTATACGACCACAAATCATGCAGCTGCTCATTCTGGCTTGCAGAAATCTTACCACTGTTCTCCCATCCATTAAACACGGAATACATGCTCTCAGACTGTTCATCTAATGCCGAATATGCACTTGTCCGCTGTGTCTGTACCTCAGATACAAGATTCTTGAACGACTCTGTATCAAGGCTTGTGCCACTAAGTTTTCCATACTTCTGATCAATAAGATCCCATTTCGCTTGCGCTTCTGCTTCCTTCCAACCAGAAAGAACATTGTTGATTTTCTGCTGCAAAATGTCTATAGCAGCCTGCTCCTCAACATTGATCATTCCGTCTTCGAGTGCTTCCTGCACAAGCGCTGTAAGGCTTTCTGAAAGTCCTGTCAGCTCTGTGTTATCATCAATGTACCACTCTTGAATCTTACTTGAAAGTCCAGAACCAGCGTCACCAAGAACTGTTTCAACTGAAATCTGCGCAAAATAGGTTCGATCTTCCAGCTCGTCAATCTTGTCCTGCACAAACGTCTCGATATTGCTTGTATAGTCCTCTTTCTCGTCTGCTGTCAGCTCAATTCCTACCCGACTCTTCCATTCGAGCGTGTCATTCTTTTGTAATGCCGCTTCTGCTTCCTCAGCAAGCTTATCTGCATTGTTCAAATGATCAAGCGCAAGGTTCACGTCAACCAACCAATCAACACTGATAATCTTCTCTGCAAGCTCTTGCAATTCCTCGGCACTAAGGCTTATATCGCCCATATGTCGTTCTAAGCTATCACTGATCTGTTTTTCGTTGTATGCGTCAATGGCTGCGTTAATAGCCAAAATGCCGCCTACAATCGCACCTGCCGCAAGTCCCACCTTTCCAGCCGTTGGGATCATAGACAGCAAGTTGCTGCCGAACGACAGAATACCGTCTGACTCCTGTGCTACCTGAACAACCCCTTTTATGGATGAGGCAATTGGTGCTAAAGCACTTACTACTTGGCTTGATTCACTGACTAATGTTGAAACTCCCTTTGCGATTATGCCCGTACTAATCCATGACATAAGCCCTGCTTGCTCCCCACCGGGCAAAATTTTAGAGGCTTCAGAAAACAATGAGCTAATGCCTTTCGACATGAGCTGTTTTCCAGAACCTCTTGCCCATTTTAAGAACGGAGTTGCAATAAGCTTGTCCCATGAAATGTCAATTTTCTCAAAGAAGTTCGCATTCTTCCATTCGTCCGATGACATCATATTGCCGACATTTTCCTTGATATGCAGAACGTGCATGTCAACCCAGTCCATCATATCTGACACGGCGTTTTTGACATCTGGCATTTCATCCGTAAGCCATTTTGCCGCGCCTTTGAGGTAAGTTCCTACTCTCTTACCCAGAGTAAGCTTGACCTCATCAAGTCCGCTAGAAAGAAGCGTCAGAGAACCCTGTACATTATCTAGCATGGTGTCTGCCATCTGCTGTGATGCACCATCTGCATTGTATACCGCCTCTGTAAGCTTGTTATAGTCTTCCTCAGAAGCGTTAATGATTGCGAGCATTCCAGCCATAGCTTCCTTGCCAAAAATAGCAGATGCCGCTGCTGTCTGCTCAGTTTCAGATAATCCACCCAAGCTACTTCGCAAGTTGTCCAACACACCTTTCAGCGATTTTGAATTTCCTGCACTATCCAACAATCTTATGTTGTACTTGTCCATAGCGATTGCCATTGTATCTGTAGGGGACGCCATATTTACAAGGGCAGTCTTCAAAGCAGTACCAGACATACTACCTTTCACACTCGCGTTAGCCATCAAACCAAGTGCCAAGGACGTGTCCTCTACAGAATATTTCAAAGCTCCTGCTACCGGAGCTATGTACTTGAAGGATTCTCCTAACATGCTAACATTCGTGTTTGCGTTTGCGCTGGCTTGTGCCAATACATCCGCGAAATGAGATGAGTCACTTGCCTTTAAGCCAAAAGCGGTGATCGCATCAGTCACGATATCGGATGTCGTCGCTAGGTCTTCTCCTGCCGCTGCTGCAAGGTTCATGATGCCCTCGATACCGCCGAGCATATCTTGCGTTTTCCAACCAGCCATACTCATGTATGAGAATGCAGAAGCTGATTCAGCGGCCGTAAATTTGCTAGTAGCTCCAAGTTCCTGTGCCTTTACAGTAAGCTGTTCCATTTCCTCCTTCGTAGCTCCAGAAATGGCTTCAACATTACTCATAATGCTTTCAAAGCCCTCAAATGTATTCGCTGAATCTGCAAGCGTAAGACTCATACCAAGCAGTGATGCTCCCTGTGCGACTGGATTTTTCAGCAGCCCCAAGATTGAAGTAATAGGCGCTGTAGCCGCATCTATAATACCGATTCTTGCATTGTATTCGCTGCCATCCCATTCTGCCGCCTTATCCTCGACAGAATCAATAATGGGGCTTGCTGAGTCATCTGCGCTAAGTTCAGCATCTGCTGAGGTGCCATCAAAATTCTCAACCGCATCTTCTGCCGCGTTCACGACAGGCGTTGCCGAATCGTCAGCGTTAATCTCCGCATCCGCTGTCTGCCCATCGAAGTTTTCAACCGCATCCGTGGCAGCATCCACAACTTGCGTGGCAGAATCATCAACCGAAATTTCAGCATCTGCTTCTGTTCCATCAAATTCTTCTGCCGCGTCCTCAGCTGCGTCAATGACCGGGGTTGCTGAATCATCAGCCCCCACATCAACATCTGCATTCGCACTGTCAAGAGCCTCTACCTGATCTGAAATCATATCAAGCGTTTGGCTTGCAGCATTACTTGCCTGTGCTTCGATTTGTGGATTCATTTCATCCAGATTTTCAACTTCATCTGCAATCAACTGAATCTGCTCTGACGCATTATCATCTGCATCTATGCCAACTTCATGTTCTCTACCCATCCGTTGCAGCTGTTGCTCTGTTCGCTGGCAAGATCGTTCAAAAGCTGAAAGGCTAGACTGTGCCGCTTTTAGTCCTCGACTCGTTCTGTCTTCTGCGACAACATCAATTGTTATCGTCATTCGGTCTGCCATGTCATGTTTCCTCCTCTCTAGTGCATAGTCGCTTCACGCTGCTGCCTAATTGCTTCCCTTTGTTCCTGCTCGGCTCGGAGCTGAATTTTCATTGACTCAAGCATGTAGGCTTGTGCCCAATGTGGTTTCGTTAAAAAAACATCAGGGGGAATATGATGCCGCTGAAAAATCAAGTGAATCAGTGTACCTTTTCCCCCTGCCTCAATTAGTTTTTTACAGTTTCCTCAACTGTCGGCTTGAATCCAGAAATTTCCTCGATCTTATCAAGAATTGCATCCTTTTCTCCTGCCATTAAAACGACATCAATCAAATCTGGGCCGCTGAGAACAGCAAGCTTCTTCCATGCTGCATTGTTGTCCCAAATCTTTGTTCTATCTTTCTCAATTGTTGCTGTGTAAATGACTTCTGAGCGGTATCTGGCAACATTAACTCTATCTGCTACTTTGGTTCCAAGCTGCTTATTTCTCTTGTAAGTAGTGTTGTTCTTCTTGCAATTCTGATACTCTTCGTCAGATAGTGGGCGAATCTTAAACTCAAAAATTAGTTTGCCCTTTCTCTTGATCTGGATTCCTACAGCCTCTTCATCATCTTCCTTGTATGATGCCGCTTCGATAAGGCTAGTTAAAATATCGTTTTCATTCTTTCTGATCTCTTCTTTTTTGGTTTCTTCTGTCATAGTAATGTTTTCGTTCATTCTTCTATCCTCCATAAAAAATGCTGCCGCAATTTTACATGCGACAGCTAAGTTATCTTGATTTTTTACTGTTTCATCTTACCCTGCGTTCTAACTCCACCGTTTACGCGGAAATTAAGTGTACGCTTAATGATGCTGCCAACAGAAATGTTCTGAAGGTCAATCTCTCCAGTCGGAACGCAATAGCTGTAAATCTTTCGTTCTGTACTGCCATTCTTTCCTTGAATTACACCTTGGAAATTCCATTCTGGCATCTCGCCTGTATGCTGGAACGCTTCAAGACCATCTACAAAGCCATCGCTTTCAACGACAGTCATTGTGATAGACAGCGTTGTGCTGACGGCATCTCCAACTTCCATTTCCATAGGGCTGCCAAGCGCTCTATATGTCTGATTTGCGAAGTTGATTTTTGACTGGAAGCTTTCTACAGTTGCAAGCAGCTTTCCGTTGCCATCATACATGCCGCCATTATTTCCGGTCAAAACTTTTCTCGAATCAGCTATCGCCTGTGTGTTAATAAGACTCATAATTTACCTCCTTATTCTGTGTCAGATACCGCTTCGAAACGGAAGCGGAATGTCAAGTAGATTGTCTCGATGGAATCGAGATCATCAACCTCAACTATAAACCATGCACTGTCACCAGATGCCGGATTTGATGCATCTTCTGATACAGTACCAGCCAACAATTTTCCTTCTCCAATCATTGCATCTGCAACTCTCTGAGCAGCTGCCACAACCGCCGCTCTGCCGTTTGCATCATTATTTACAGCTCCGATCATTGGTTCAATTGTTGTTTCGATACGGTTCATTAACTCATATCTGGTCTTGACTCTTCGAATCTTTTTCCATCCTGCATCCTGACTGCCAGACAGGGTTACAAGGGTATTGATGCCCTTGTCAATCCATACCTGTCCACTCTTACTCAGAGTCAGCACAATGCAGCCTGAATCAAGCGCTTTGTCGCGTTGTGCATTGGTTAAGCGCTCATTAAGCGCTGCGGCACTCGTTACAACAGAGTGGGTCAGTGATTCATTAGATGCTGTATCAGCAAGCATTCCTGCCACTCTTGCAGCTGCTAGATAGCCGTCATACACTGTTCCGTCAGAGCCAATCCAACTGTTCAGCACATAATGCATCTTCTCACTGTTAAAAGCTGCTCCATGCTGCATTCTGGTTTCGAGTGCTGTACTGGATTTCTCGGACACTACCGCAAGTGGATAGTTGCCGTCATCAGTCAGGCGCTCAACATATGCAAGCAGCAGAGTATGTACAGCCGGGTCTGCCGTATCAACGCAGATGATATTCCAGTTTTCAGCCTCGCAAGCCGCAAAACCTGTGCTGTATGCTTCTGTATTCACGGTTGGATTTGTGCCTGCCGTGAACGCCTTCTGCTGTAATGCCGCCAGTGTACCGTTTCCTGCCGCCTTCTTGGTTGCTGTGACATACGCACTACCTTTCAGCGCAGCAACAAGGTTATCTGGTTCGGTCTTTCCTGCATCAAAGGTCACGCTTTCAAGAATCTTTGTGCCCTCATACAAAATCGCCTGTTTCTTAGTCGAGTCATCCAGTGACTCCTTGATCGTCAGTGCAAATGCTCTGTTGCCAGGATATAATGCAGTCAGGGTAACTGCATCTGCCGGGGTGCTGGCTGCTGTATCTTTAAGCGTCAGGGTGGCCTGTGTACCGCCACTTCCAACACGAGTTACAACAATGGTATTTGCACCACCAATTCTCATCTCACGGATTACGTCTGCACCAGAACCAGTGCCAATAACAGATGAAATATCAGTACTACCATCAACGACAACTGGCTTATTCAGCGCTCCCCAGTTGCCAGACACAACCGCACATCCGATGTCTTCTGCCGCTCCTGCAATCTCGGCACCGCCATAGTTTTCAATTCTCTTGTACACGCCCGGGCTTTTCTTTACTTCACCCACTGTAAACATACCGCTCATCAGTTTTCTACCTCCTTGTTTGCAAACTTACTTACAATGTCTGCTGCTTCTGTCGGCGTTGCATTCTTAACGCCTGCAACCTTAAAAGCGGCTTTGATAAGGTCTTTACTGTATCTCTTGCCGCCCACAACTCCAGCTTTGCAATACTCTTCTACAGAATATGTGCTTTCATGGGGTTCTTCTTTTGCCGCAGTTTCAACCGCAGCGTTTTCAGCTTCTTTCTTCGCTGTTGCCATTATTTCCCTCCTTATCTCATCGTTACATGATTAAGGGGCTGATTCCCTTCACTGTATCTTGGGATTGCATACAACCCCTCAAAGGAAATCTGCCCCGTTGTAAGGTAGTCAGCCGCATTATCTACTGTGGTTGACTGAATAACCATTGTGCATCCATCTTCCATAACCAAACTTTCCTCACACATGAGTGCCGTATATATATTCCGACACCACCATGTCCTTGCTTCTGCCGAAGGTGCAATGACATGGATTGAAACTTTGCTTCTGATCCACGCAAGGCAGAAGGTCAAATGGTCTGTATCATAGCTGCTTGTCTTCACGTACAAAGCAGGTTGTTTGTTGCTCGGCTTGTAAATCTGATCGGCTTCGCTTGCACCAATCACGAAACCGTCCGGTACAAGATTTTTAAGCCAGTTCCGAACAGTGATAACAGGATCGGGAATCATTGTTGCTGTGTTGCTGTACTCCAGTACGTCAAAACGCAATGTAGCGCCAACAATTTTTGCGCTTACATCCCTGTCTTTTCCTCCGTACTCAAGTTCAAACATCTCGGTTGAGGACCATGCGAACGCAAAACAAGAGTCTCCATCCGGCTGCATGATCAAATCTTTCAAGCATTCACGGATTTTTGACTCAAACATTTCCGGTTCCTCGTGTTCAAGGTCGCAGTATAAGTCAATCTGCATGATTCCTGCGGTCTTACGCTCTGCATTCGCCTGTGTGTCTATAACAAAAACAGCTCTGGGATACTGTCTGTCATCCCAAAACGGCTGTTTGTCATCTGGTGCTGACTGGTAAAAGATTGCCGGAGCCTTCGCATATGTTGCAAAGCTTTCTTTCACAAAATCCTGCTGTGAAAAGTAGCTGCATATCAATTCATCAAGTCTCATAGTTATCTCCTTTGCATTTAGTTGTATGGCTCTGCAAAAATCTTTTTGATTTCTGGATATGCTTTCTCCTGTATTCGTCTCCTAAATGGACGAGGAGCCATTCTGGAAGTTCCATTTTCCAGAATTTCCGCATACTTTTCGCTGCTCTCAATTCCTACGGAAATGCCTCTTTTAATTTTCTTCACACACGGACTCCAACTCAATCTCAGCGTTCCTGTACGCCTTGCTGGTGGCTCTCCCGGTGCAGATGCTCTATACCAAGACCTGTATGGATACTTTCTGTAGATTTTTCCGCTTCTCTTACCTCTCAGTACTTGTAGCTCGGCATTTCTAAGCTGCTGTGCCGCACGAGTTCCTCTGGAAGTGATCTGTTTGTCTATGCTTTTCTTTCTTTTCCCTACTGTCTCTCCAACCACCCTCCCTACATCAATAAGCGAACTCGTATCAATACTTATCTTCACTTTATATCATTCCTTTCCTGTGCATAATAAATGGTACAGATGCCGAGCGCTCCCGGTTCATCCACACCCTGCACTAAAAATACACGTTTTACGCCACTTTCAAGCACCAACTTATCCTCAGGCTTTGCAACCGGCATCCCATCTTGCACAATAACGTGTGTAATGGGATGGGATAGCTGCTGCCATTTGATCTTCTGCTCAGGGGTGGCTTGTGCAAGTGCACCTCTAAACTTCTTGTCTCCGCTGCTATATCCGGTGACTGGTCTTCCATTTGGACGAACCTGCGTTGTGTTTTCTTCCACGGAAAAATCCACATACAGATTTCCGGGTCTTAAATACATTCGCATTCGCCTCATTAGTCCGTCCCCCCTGTTCTGGTATTCCGCATCATACCTGTATAGAAGTACGGTGGCTTTCCGGTCATTCCACCCGGAAGGGAAGGAACTGACATTGATTCAAGCTCAACTTCCTTTTTGAGCTTTTCATAATCTTTTCTCCACATATCTGCTCGATCTGACAATGAAAAACTCAATGGGCCTTCTTTTGTGTCTACTTCATAAGCAAAGCGACGGCATATACTTTCAAGCAATGCCAGCTTCGCACGTTTCCATTTACCCGGGTGCATTTCTAAAACTGCATTGATTTCTTCATCGGTCAGTGCAACATTTTCTGCACAATCGACCATCGTGTCTCCCAGTTCAAATCTCATCCGGTCTTTTCCTGCTTCCTTAATAAGCTCAGGCTGATAAGTATATGCCATAGTCACCTCCGAGTGTTATTTGCTTTTCTTACCCCTTGTGGAGCTTTTACAGTCCTTGGCTACGTTTGGAGCGGTTTTGGTGGTTGAATTATTGGTCAAGGTTTCTGCTCTCTGTTTTGCCGCATTTTTGCAGGCAAGTCTTGAATCACAAGCATGTACCACAATCAATGTGTTTTCCTCCTCAACCCTCTCTATAGCTTCAACTGCATGTTCCTCGTCCATCTGCAAGATAGCAAATACTTGCTGCACTTCCCCCTCGCTCAATTTAATATCAAGGACTTCTGCTGTGTCTGCGTCAACATCCTTGATAATGGGAATTGATAAGGTGCCTTTATCTGTTCCTGTCATCCAAGATGATTCATCAACATGTGCAAGCACTCCAAGCTGTTCCTGATAAGCAGGATCATTTACAAGTTCCTCCGGGATTTCATCACCAATAAAAAAGTCCTTGCCGCCGAAGCTGCAAGGTTTCTTTACAATAAGTGCCATGTTAGTCCTCCTTACACCGCATCCTTGAAGAATACAGCAAGATCATCAGCCGTCTTTTTCATGTCAGTTGCCATTAAGCCCTCGACAAACTCAGAATGCGTTGCTGATTCGCCAAGGTAGTTCATAATCGGAAGGATGTTGCCGTTTCCGAGCATGTCCCATGTGAAGATGTATCCTGCGGACGGCTCATCAGTTGACGGGCTGTCGGTTGCATATGCAAGCAGCATAGCGTTTGGATCGCCAATGAACTCCATCTTTGCATTCTCTCCAAGACCTGCCTTGTTCATAATAGATCGCTGCACTGATAATCTCTCCATTTCAAACAACTGAGACAGTACATTCTCATTAACCGTCGCTGGGTTCGCAGTAGAACCATTGTACTTTACACGCTCAAGGATTGCCGGATGCTTTTTCAACGCATTGTATACGTTTACTCCCAGCGCAATGCGGTTTGGTCTGCGTCCGCTTCTCTCTTCAATCTTTGTCGCCTCACTGTTAATGAGTGCAATCGGGTCAGAATTGCCATTGGAAAACTTAATGAACTGCTTGTCTCCCGGTGTCGTGGAATCAACACCCACCAGCTCATTTTCCCATACTCCAGATTTAAAGAATTTCCGCGCAAACATAACGTCCTGATGGATGTTCGCTTGCGCAGAAATCGTTCTGACTCTCTGCTGTCTAGGATCGCGGATAGTCGGTCCCTGACGGCGTGTAAGGTCTGTCTGTCTGATCTGGTCAATTCCCATGATGATCTGGTCAACCTGACAAGCGTATGTCTCTGTAGACTCTGACAGCACAGCAGAAGCGACTTTGCCATATGCTGGCTTTCGCTGCCAATTGTCTCTCAACAGATCTTCTTTGTTGAAAATATAATAATTGTCCGATGACAGTCCTACCGGGCAAATCGGAAAAATGGTTCTTGCAAAATACTTTGAGTCGTTCTGGTAATATGCCAATGCCATATTCGATAACGCTGTGTGCGGTCGAAATGTTCCTTTGGCAATATCACTTACTTTCATTCTGTGTTTCCTCCTTATGCTTTCGCCTTCTGATATTTGCTGATCTGGATTTTTACGAATCCACCCTTTTCAACGGCATTCAGTGCAAAGCCAATTACATAGTCTCCTGCTGCTGCCTTTTTAGCTTCGCCGTTTTCATCGGATGTGATCTCATCGCCCTTTGCAATGGTCGCTCCTGCGATAGCAAAGCCGATATCCTTGATCTGAATGTCAATATCATCTCCTGCGTTGACCTTTCCAGACTCGGCTCCTGTAATGTCGTTCACTCCTACCTCGATAGTGGCGATTCCGACAAGTGGCTTTGAGCCGTCAGTTGCAAGTGCAAGCTTTCCATTGCTGTCATATGCAAAAATCTTGCATCTTGCATCTTTAATCTCTGCTGCTGCCTCGTCAACGATAGTAGCTGACGGGTTCATCTGCATACCGTTATAATTTACTCTTTTCATGTCAGTCCTCCTTAAAATCCAGCTTCCTGCTCATACTGGGACATAAGGTCTGGGTTATCCTCCCATGCCTTTGCAACAGCGTCTGAATATGCCATTTCTGGTGCCTTCTCCATGTAAGACTTGGCAATGGAATCAATCTTTGCTTCGGCTGTTGTCGGAGCTGTTGACTTGCCAACCTGTGTAGCGTGTCCGCTCTTTCCAACCTCGCCAAAAACTCCAGACTTCTCAACTGCTGCAACCGCACCATCAAGCGTTGTAATCAGCTGATCATAAGCTTCCTGGCTTGCCGCCTTTGTGCTTTTAAGAACTGGTAGCAGTTCATCTTCCGTCTTGCCAAGGATTGCATACTTCTTTGCAATCTCTTTCAGTTCCTTTGCTTCTGCCTCTTCCTTGAACTTCATCAAGGCTTCGAGCTGGGCTTTTACAACTGGATTTAATCCCTTGAAGACATCATCAGTCTCGCCCTGCTGCTGATTCTGTTGTGTGATGCTTGAGAGCCCGAGCTTTTCCAGTGCCTTTGCTACAGTCTCATCATTTGTGTTGGCTGCTGTAGGCTGTGCCGCTCCTGTGCCTCCTGCTAGCTGCTGCACTGTCTGTGTAGCTCCTGCATCATCTTCTGTGCCATAGCGTTTCTCGATGCTTTCAAGGAACGCTCTCTCACTTTCAGTAAGCTTGCTCTTGTCAATCTTCATTTCTTTGTGATCTCCTTTCTCACCTTCATCCATTTTGCCGTCAGTGTGTTCTTCTGACTCAGCAATTCTATCTCCAAGCCGTTTGTAGGCTGACTTGGCAACTGCAAGGTCAAACTCCAAATCCTTTGAGATATTGGATGCCTTTCCCTCAGCCCATGACTGGGCTATTCCATCTGCATATTCTGAAAACTCTTTCAAGCTTTCTTTCATAGCAGCCTTTGTCTGTTCGATATCAAGATCACTGTCGGTCAGAATCGAACAAAGGGACGTATTAAGCGCATAGCACATGTCCCAGATTTCATTTGTTATGATCTCAAGGTTTCTTCTTTCGAGCCTTGTTCCAAATGTTTCTGCACCAGACTTTACAACACCTTCTGTAGTGCCGCCTTCGCTGTTATCTGCCTTGAAATTCGAGATGCCAAACATCTTTGCTGCGCTTTCAACAAATCGTTTAAACATGGCTTCTTTCTTCTCTGGCTCATCTGCTCCACTGTCTGGCTTTCCTTTTGGTTCAGCCTTCTCACCGTCTTTGCGTTTAAAAAGCTTAATATGTGCATCAGGGTTCGCGCCCTGATCCACAAAATCAACCTTTGTGACTTTGAGGTTCTTTAATTTTGTTGCCATGGTTCCTCCTTAATCATCAAAGTTGCCGTGGCTTCCAGCCACAAGTCCAACTGCCAGACCGCCCAAAACTGCTCCCAAAACGAAACATGCAATATCAATCATTACTCTCATCATCTTTTACTTCCTTTCTTTCAGCTTCACCCTCAATACTGAACATTGAGTATGTGCCGTCTTTGACTTTTTCCCACACATCTTTGTCCAACACTTTGAATCCAATCCACCATCCAACAGGCAGTGTTCCTTCTGGAATACCCATTGCTTTGCACTTTTCTTCCGTGAATACCACGCTTTCAACAAGCGTAGCAACACCACCTCGCTCGTGCATCTCTCCGCCCTCGCGGTAGAGCCGCACAAACTCATACGCTGCGTTCTCAAGGTCAGCAGGTTCTATGATATCTTCCTGCCAATCCTCAATCACTTCCCCGTTAGAACGAATGGAAATATTCGCCCATCCAAAAGCAAGCATCTTCTCATCATCGCTTTTGGCAATTTTGAACGTCTGCTTTTTCTTCTGCACCGGGGACTCTCTGGCTTTGGGTACACTAACAATATCTGAAAACTTTTTCATTTTTTTGCTACTCCTTTTCTCGATTTCTTTTTCTTCTAACTGTCCAGCATCACATACAAACTTGTTTGAGCTAAATCCAAAAGCTCTTGCAAGCTCTGCTTTGCTCATAGGAGTTTTGCGCTTTCTTCGTCGTAAAATCCTTTCCGTTTCCATTGTTCGATTACTTCCTCCTTCGTTGCAAATGTCCAATCGGTTTTTGTATGCCCTGTAACTGTTAGTTTGATAATTGTGTCGGCTCCGTCTTGTCCAACATCAGTTACTACATAGTTGGTTCCTCTTTGCAGTAAGAATTCGTATTCATCTTCTTGTCCAATTGGTGCAATCCATGCTCCGTGTCCTTTTCCGCTCGGAACAGTGATTTCCATGAAGATATTTCCACTTGCTTTCTTCTCACGGATCGCCGTTGTACTTCCAAATCCATTGTCATGGAATATGCTGCCAACCTTCGTTTGCAAGCTTTCCAACACATCCGTTTCACAAGTCCTGTATACTTTGATAGGGGCTTTTAGTTCAAACTTGTCAATGGCACTTGTGATATCAGAAACCATGTCTTGAACAGTCATGTCACAAGTGGCATTCCAAAGATTTACTTGATTCTCTGTCATTTCATGCCTCAACAGTCCGTTGATTGAAGAATAGTCCGGTCCGGCATAATTCATTACCGCTCTGCTTTCTGTTCCTTCCAGTGCGTCATACCATGTTTTGTATTGGCTCTTGTCATACTCATCTCTGAGTCGCTGATATTCTTCTGGATTTTCTCGCCTTAATGCTCGGTCTGGCCTTTGTCCAAAGTATTCCATTGCTTCATCACCAGACGAGAACTCCACTGGTTGTTCTTCCGCGTTTTCCTCCTCATCTGTGTCAATAGATGGCTCAAATGTCGGAGGCTCAACCTCTATGTACTCAACCGCACAACCGCATCTCGGATGCGCTGGCGGCAGCATCTTATGCCCGACAAACAAAAGGCGGCCTCCGAAATTGAAATTATCATCCATCTCAATTTCAGTGCCGTCTAATGCTTCGCATGTGCTGCAAACTGAATCATCGCCCGATGTGATCCAGCGCTTAATTGTCTTTCCGAGTAACCCCTGTTCCTGTGCCTGCCGTACTCCCTGATCTGCTCCGCGATTATATGCAAAAGCAAGCTCCGTTTGTGCAATGGTCATTGCTCTCTGCCTGTGCTTGCGTTCTGCATACTTCTGTGCGGCATCCAGTGCCTTTCTCTGAATGCTTTCTGCCTTCATTCGCGGATGCTGCTCTCGCAAATTCTTTTTCAGCGTGTCATACTGCCGCATGACTGCTTCTGAGTCCTGCTTCGTCAATCCGATACAAGGACGAATTATTCTTGCAAGTTCATCAACTGTGTACTTTTCAACGACTTTCTTTGCTAATAAGCTCTGAATCGCTTTCTTCTGCTCATCGGTTGATGCTGTGACAAACGCAGCGCCGCGTTCCTTTATCCAGCTCACAACTCCGGGTGACTTCATGTCCAACTCAAAGGACTCAAAGTTGTCAAAGATCGGCTGTCCAGAAATACCTGCTTCCATAGCTTTTTGCCACATCTGGTCAAGCTTTGATGCGACAAGCTTTGAATAATCCTGCTGCCACTCCTGCCATTGTTCCTGTGTCAGATCGCCGTTCTGAACAAGTTCACGAAGTTCCTTGTATGTGATAGCGTTCTGCTGATCACCCCAAAAGCTGTAAAGGATTTCAACAGGTTCCTCGGACTCAGCATTCAAGAAGTCCTGCAAGCGTTGCAAAAGCTCCTTTGCAGTCCTGCTTTTTTTCTTCGCCTTCTTCACCTTTTTGGGTGGGCGAATCAAGATACTCATTCTAGCCTCCCTAGTCGCTTTTTGGCGGCTTCTACTACACTGTCGGGGATTTCCTCGCCTTTTTCTTTTGAACTCGTTCCTGCGGCTGTCTCGGGTTCTGGCGGCTGATTCTGTTCTTGCTGATACTGTCTTGCCTCGGGCGTTCTTCTCGCGTTGTCATTGCTTTCAACTCTTTCTGGCAAGTTGCCAATCTGCCTTATGTAGTCCTCCAATCCATCATCTGGAATAAGAACTCCGATACCAACCATATCCTTGATATATGTCGATACCTTCTGGATATCAGCATCTTCGATATCTCCATGAGTCAATGTTGGATAGCCTGTGATGCCCTTGAAATGATCGCCGTTAATGTCAATCAAGCTTGGGATGCCTTGGCTATTGAACGTTTCTGCAATAATATCCAGATACGCTCCACATGCCATAGCGAAAAGCTCCGTTTTATCAGAACTTAACGCCCACGAACCGTTCTGCTGATGCCCTAAAAAAATGAAATCAGCAAGAACCGTCATTGCAATTCTTGTATCGTATCTGTCTATGATTGCATTTGTATCAAACTGCCTTGTTCCACCAGAACTCAGCAGCTTCAACTCAAACCCGTACGGAAGCACAAGCCCTTCCATTTCATCTCGCCTGATTCCTCGCACCATTTCCTCAAGCCTTACGAGCGTTCTTTTGATATCATCATCATTATCATTCCAGATGTCCATTCCTTCCGGTGCATACATAACCGGAAGTCCTGCAAGATCCCTTTCAATTCCAATGCCCTCAATTTCCTGTATACGCCTTTTAAAATGCCATGATCGGTATGCGTTTCGCAGTATGCTTCGCCCTTCCGGGTTGTCCTTTCTCGACTTGGTGCGGAATAGAAGTGCTTTGCTTAGTGGGATCGTAAGCAAGCCATAGTCTGGGGGTGGCATCTGCGTCATACCCGTAAGATTATCATTCTCGTCATACTCCCATTGATACAAAGTTTCCTGCGCTCTTATCGGAAGCTTCGCCCATCCGATAAGCCCGTCACTGTACTTGCTTCTCGTTCTGGTGTCTTCTGTGTTTCCCATTCTGCGCTTATATACAATTTCATGATAGCTCCATCCATAGGCAAGAAACGATAGTATTTCAGATATCGTATCCACCCATGTATTCTGCATATCATCCATGCAGGACTCGACAAACTCAGCAGCTTCCTTGTCTTTTGCCGTACTGCCTCCCGGTTCAACATTCCATTTGGTCTGCCTTACAAGCATTTCAACGGCATATAGGATCGCTCCGACAACATCATCATTTTCAGACATCTCCCGGTATATCTCAACGCCCCTGCTCCCTCGTAACTCCGGCAGGAACTCTTCGTAGACAATCCCTCCGAATCGGCGCTGACCAATGCGTCCAATTTCTTTCTGCATTACATCAGCCCCCTTTTCCTACCACAGATAGGGTTCTTATATACCGCTCCATTTCCAACACAGACTAATGCGATTGCAATTTCTGCAATCTTACCTACTGCTGGGTTGGAAGGCAAAACAGATGTACCACAAGCCTTATGCTGCGCACTATATGCAACTCCTGCTGTTGCAACGCGGATTCTTGCGTTTCTCTGCCTGCCATTTCCTCCCGGACCGTTTCTGTTATTTATGCTCAATGATAGCGCCATTTTCTTTCCTCCTGTTATGTGGCAATCTCGTAATATAAGACTCCGTATCCGTTTTTGATCGTAACGTTCTTAGCTTTCAGATACAGACATTGTCCTGCTGGAATCACAAGATCATCAACACTCGTAGGTGCATCCCAGTAGGAATCAACTGTCCCTATCACAGTTTCTTCATATGCTTGAATAACAGAAATAAAAGTATCTCCATTTGCAGAATACTCCTTTTCATCTGTGTTTTCATACTTCGCACATCCATAGCCACCCATACTTGCAATGGCGCTTGATGTTGCAGCTGTTTTATCTGCATTCATTTTTTCTTTCACCTCTTTCTATTACGTCCAATAGCTTTTCTTTCCGAGTGAGCTGTCATTGGACGGGGTTGAATATGTTACGCCACTCTCAATTTCTGAGAATGCATTTGAGCTTGCGTCAACCATATCCTTGAATTTTGATTCTGGGAACGATTCAAGCTGATTGAAATACATTTCATTCCAATCAGCTATAAGTACATCCACATTTCCTGCTTGCCACTGTGCCGCGAATGGTTCCGCTCTTGTAACCTTGTCTCCGCTCTCTGGGATAACCTTGACATTGAAACCTGCAAGCATTTTGACATAGCTTTGTGCCTGCTCCTTTCCTGCTTGTCCGGGGTCTTGCGGTAAGCGCTCTGTGATCCGTTTGTATTTTGCCTTATCAGCTTGTGCCGTCATCTTGACAAGATTTCTTACTTCCGATGCTGACAGTCTCTTGTTGATAACATCAGCTACAACATATCTTCCGTTTTTCCTCTTTCCGATTATGACACCTGCTGTATAAGCTGGATCGCCTTTCTCATCTTCGCTAGTAGCAGCAAGGTCCCATCCTCGCGCCCACTTGATAATGTCATTAGGAAGTTGTTCAAGCATTTCGCCCACCTGCGTTCTCTTGAAATACAAGCCAGCTGCAGCCTTGATCTTCCAGTTACCATTGAGAAGTCTTTCCTGATCAACAAGTGGAAGAGCTTTTAAGTTTGCAAGATATCCAGGGTCGTTTTCCATAAGGATTTTATTGTCCTTCAAGCTACTTGCAATAAACGTAACACTCTTGCAATTCTCAGGTTCAATTCCATATTCAGCAGCAAGTTCTTCCCTACTGTTTCCCCATCTAACAACATCATCCATTACACACATATACCGAATCATCCCACTTCTTTCTGGAATGGGATATCCAGTATCTTGGTTGATCCACCATGAAATGAACTCTGCAACCCAACTATCTGCATCTGGGTTGCACGTGGCTCTTACATATGGTTTAATTCCACATGTAGTTCTATTTCGAGAAAGCATATATAGAAACTGTCGCTTTGAAAAGTGTGTCAATTCATCAAAGCCAATGTACGCAATTTCAGTACCTTGCCACGCTTTTACATCTTCCTCTCTATCCAAATAAGCAAATGTCAGTTTTGATCCATCTTTGAATTTCCAATGCAGTTTAGGTGTTTTTTTAGGTTCAACATCTGGGACTCTTGAAAATATTTTTTCACTTGCATCCCATAAGCCTCCTTCTGCCGTAATCTGTGTGTAATTTTTTCGGAATATAACTGCTCCGAAATGTTTTACATCTTTGTGTCTTAAAGCTTCAAGTAGCAAGGCATATGTTTTTCCACCTCCAGCCGCACCTCCATATATAACAATATCTGCTTCGGATGCCATAAACATTGTCTGCGGACCAGCCTGTGGTTCAAGCACATTTTTCTTTGGCGAATCTCTTCCATTTTCTGGTATGAGGATTGTTGGGTACTGCATCTCAATAATGTCATGGGAATCTGTTTCATTCTCTTCAAGCAAATTAAGTTCTCCTGTTAATTCTCCAAGAATCCTAATGGCTGACGTATCGCCATTAACCATTGCCCTTTGAATCAATCGAACCACAACTGCTGTCTGATAAGTCATGTCATTTTCTTCTATGCCCATGCGATCAAGCGTATCTCGAACATTCCCCATCTGTTTTGATACTGGCATTTCCATAATATTTTTTGCCATCTCTCGCATATTTCTTTTTCTTCGTCTTGCTTCTCCAGATGCCAATCCAGCCCTTCTTGCGCTTTCAGACCTCTCTTCTGGAGTTAGTCGAGCATTCACTTCCTTAGCTGAAATCAGGTTCCCTTCATTTGCCACACAATCCTCACCACCTTTCTTAACCATCAAAAAAAAGACTCGAATGTGACCTTTCGATGGTCTTTCGAGTCTTTTTGATGTTTTATTTACTTATTCTCCATACAAACAGCCAACAACTTCTTTTCCCTTAGCTATTGCTCCGGCTATATCCGTTCCGAGCTGTCTATAGAAGTCTGGATAAATCATGCACTCATATGCTCTCGTCATAATGTCTCGTTGTTCCTTTGTCACATTGATCCGAAATCCCTTCGCAATTTTAAGTGCATTCTTCCATTCTCCTGCCTTGACTGCTTCTCTTACTATATCTGTCTTCTTTACCATGATGCCATCCTCCTGTCTAATTCATATATTTTAATTCATTAAACGTACGATAGCATACCGATCAGCCATGTCAAGTAGTTTATGAAATTATTTCTTCTTTCATATACGGGATAAAATCTACAGGATTTACTTCATGGTTCTTTGCAAATTCCCAGATTGGTTCCATCTGTACTCTGGTCATGTCTCCATTTTCCAAATCCTGTTCATATGTATACAGCCAACTTGCTTCATCAAAATACGCATACTGCAATGGACACAATGCTGCTTGCTCTGTTACTGTCATATCCCAATCTGTTTTTCCCATCTTCTTTCCCTTGAAAGTATGGCAATCATACACCCAGTCAGGAATTTTTCCATTTGTCAACTCACATTGCGTTATTGATTTCACTTGAAATCTTTTCCAATCTATCTGTTGATCGCATATCATAAAATCTACAGATAATACGGTTTTGAACTTAGAATCTTGTGAATGGCAAATTAGCATAGCAGCCTTGCTTATGAATATCTCATCTTTATTGCTTCGTTTCCCATTCACTATATTATCCGCTTTTCTCAAAGCCTTAATTTCATGTGCAATGCTATGTCTTGATATATATTCAAAAACATTCCACAGGAACTCTCTGGAGTGATGTCTTAACAAATCCATTTGATATCCTATCATGTCCATATCTCTATGCTCAAACGCAAGAGCAAGCGCTGCTCCTATATGGCTTTTCTTCTGATTCTCAGTTTCATCTGCTGTTTGCTTCGGTGTATCTTCCAACAAAGAAAGTTGTTCAAATTCCTGCTCATTTCTATTATTGCCGTTCTTTGCAATAACCAAATACCGTTGAATCATTTCGCTTGATGGCTTTAATCGTCTAGGACTTCTTGATGCTAAAACAAAATTGCACGAGAAATAGCAGGCATCTCTGCTCTTTCTTGCTCTGCATAACAAAGCTACTGCTTCACTTACGTACAAATCATTTCGCTTTTCTTCGTCCTCCTCTCTTAACTTTACAAGTTCCTTTGTGATAACTCCGAAGCAATCTTCTGCTGATATTACAAATATTCTGTTCCACATAGCTGTTCTGAACTTACGTTTCAACTGGTTTGCTGCAAACCCAGCATGTTCATAATCACCCCTTCTGATCGCTTTCTGCAACATACTAAGCATTTCAAACATTTCATATCCTGTTCCAGTATCTAAGTACGCCATTTTGTTTCTCCCTTCAATGTTTATTTTATTTAACGTACGTTACGATAGCATACCGATCAGCCATGTCAAGTAGTTTTTATCTTTTTACTCTGCAAAATACTTTGTTGCTTTTTAGATCATAGTCAAAATACTTTCCCCATTTTAACTTCATAGTCTTAAAGCTATCAATCATACTCTGCCTTGTTTTGGACGAATTGCCACCTTTATTTGTATCAGTTCCTGCCACCGGACAAAAATATTTAGGTTTCAAAACAATTCTGTTTTTTAATAGTTCTTGAAATACAACATCAAAATCGCAACAGTAACCAATAGCATCATTATACCTTGACTTGTATACTTTTCTGTTCACCCATGTGATTCCTCCTGTTGTCCCAGTAAATGCAAATTCTTGATTATAGTTCCACGGAGTATTGGTTGCATCATCACATCCATATCCTATATCCAGATCATAAATAAGTTGGGCAATTCTTTCTATCTCGGCTGTAATCAGGCTATAATCCTCAATAGGGACATTAAAGTCCAATCTGTACAAGCATCCTGACATATCATCTCCCAGAATTGCAATTACCTCTTCCTCAGCATTGTCTATCACCCAATTCCATACCTTAGATACGCTACAAATTTCTTCATCGTCTACTGCAATGAGGTTTTCTTCTGGAATAACTTTCAGATAGTCCTCTTTTTGAGACTTTCTTACTACAACTTTGTAATACTCCAACAGCTTGTGTGTGGAAATGGTGTCTGCCCTGTTATAGCTGGGTATGTAGATTCCAAACATTTTATTTTCATTCACATTTGTCCCTCCTTTTCCATTCTTCTGGGATAGTGTATCCTCTATAAAAGATGTAATCCAATACAGATAGATTCTCTATAAATCCTTTCCCTCTTTGCTTATATCTGACCGGGCCATAGTCACTATAAACAATTTTTATTCCATTCTTCTTATATTCCTCCTCATCATTGTATGCCAGCCCTCCAGTTCCAGAATAATAAATATTTCCTCCAAGCTTTTTGCACTGGTAGATATTCCGCTGATTCTTTTTAAGACTTGTCGGCACTGACTTACTGGCAATTACAATTTGTGCATTTAGTTCAAACCCTCTTGCCATTTCTGCAATTAAGGAATAATTCAAATCAAACAGATATTTGTGCTTGCTGCTTAAATTTCTTTCTATAAGGTCATATCCAACTTCAAAGCATGGGGTCTTACCATAGCTCATTTGAATAGTCTTTAGCAGCTTAGAAATCCAATCTGTTTCGTAGGAGATTTCTACCTCATTTATCTTATCTCCATATCTGTAACTTACTGGAACCGTTACTTTGTGCCTGGTCTGATTTACATTCAAAAAATTGGCATTATGTAATCCGCTTCTTGAATACTGCACATCATCATCCAGTACAAATACATCTGACTGAAAAATCTTATAGAAAAAGCCCATATACGGAATGAAATTTGGTTGATGCCCCGAAAATACACGGCTCATTATTTTTCAACCTCCCGAATAAGCATGAATGCTTCTGCATATTTTACCCCTACAATGGCTCCTCTGTGGGCTGCCGCAGCTTTCATCCCTTCAAGCGACCTTGCAGCAGGTGCATCTTGCAACTGCGATTTATACATTCTCATTGCTTCCAACTTGTCTTTCATGTGGTCTGTTATGTCAACAAATACATTCGGAATAAATGCATTCTCTAAACTCGGTGCATTCCAATCTGTCTCCGAAATAGTCTCATACGCCAAGACTTTAATAGGCTTTTTCCCTGCTTTTGGCCTTACTGCAACCATACATGCCGCAGCTATAATCTGATGGTCTTTATGGATATCGCCTTTATGTGGAATGTATATTTCATCCGGTTGAAAGCCTTCAAATATCTCATCTAATGCTAAATTTATTTTCCATTGTGGAATTATATCAAGCATCGCTGCTGGGAAATGACTTACAGCCAAATTTTTCACCCCTAAACACATTGCAGCCCTTATAGTTTCTGTTCTTTCATTCTCTACAAATGCTCCACTATATAGCGGCATACAGCCTTCGGTCATTATGGCAACTGTAACTCTATCTCCATTTGCAACTTTTTTTGCTATAATACCACCACATCCAATTACTTCGTCGTCTGGATGTGGTGCTACAACAAGTATATTCATCTTTTTCGTTCCTTTCTGGTTGCTGGCGCTCCTGCTACAAACTCTCCGTCAGGAACATCACTTAACACCACCGATCCTGCCCCTACAGTAACATTTTTTCCTATATTGTATCCGCTTACAACAGATGCCTGACATCCAATGTAACTTTCATCACCAACATTTACTCCACCGCAAATATTGGCGCCCATGGAAATATTACAGTTATTTCCAATCTCTGCATCTGTTGCTATTACAGCTTTACAGTTGATGATATTATTATCCCCTATTGTTGCGCTTGCATATACAATCGCCAACTTGCAAATGTAATTTCCTGTACCAATCTTCGCTCCATCCTCAATGCAAGCTGTTTTGTCAATAAGGTTGACTCCTTTCAGATTCAATCTCTTCATGTGCGCAGCGTACTTTCTTCGCGGCTCAATTTCCCCGAATGCAATGATGTACTTAAAGCCCTCATAATCCGGGATATCTTCAATCTTTTTGTATACTTTTACCCCCTCAACTTCACCGTCTACATAGTCGTCTACAAACGCTCTTACGCCATATCCGTTCTCAATAGCAAGGCGCTTACAATTTCTTCCCTGTTGTCCTGCTCCAAGTATTACTATATTTTCCATTTATTCTTTTTTCTCCTTTTCTTCTACATTTTCTTTATTTTGTTCCTCTTCTATTGGAATAAGTTTAACTTTCATCTTGTCATACCAAATCGCTCTTGCATTGATCTTTCTCGATTTTGAAATCTTTACTTTTGCACCCTCGATTCCAAGTGCTCTAACAAGATTGTTATAGTCAAGCTCATTCCTACATACAATCAGTACATAATCATACTTTTCATAATGAATAAGCTCCATGTCTGGAATAGCTCTCTCTTCCAGTTCTTTTTCTTCCTTTTTCTTCAATCCCAAGTCAACTGTCAGGTCCGATGTCCAATCAGCCAACAAATCCATGTCCCACTCTCCAGAATGAGTATTGTCTTTTATATTGATTGCCCTGAGTTCGGCTTCTGTGTACCCTATGAGCCGTTTACAGTCAAGTTCCGTATCTGGTCCCCACACATTAAGAACAGCCTTTAAGCGTTGGTTTCCAGCAATCACATTGTCTTGCTCATCAATAAGAAAAATTCCGAAATCTCCGTTGTATTGCAAACTTTCTTCTAGTTCTTTTAGCTTTTTCTGGGCTATTTTCCTCGGATTTCCGAAATTTGTCTTCAAATCCATTGCTTTCATTTTACATAGCTCTATCTTTTTCTCCATAATCTCATCTGCCTTTCTATACATTTTCTTTGTTTTGCTGTACAATGCTCCTATAACAGAAAGGAGGTTACTATGTACAAAGGTAACGAAAATCTAATTAACGATGGTGAATACATGCCTTTCACCATGCTTAATTTCTGGCAATGGGCATATTCAAACCTCATTCACAATATGTTGCGAGGCACCTTTGCCGACTTCGTTGTGAAATGTGCTTTAGACACGGGCGGTATAATCACTCGCTCTGAGATCGGAACTGGTTTGGAACCATATGATTTAGAAGGTCCCATTATTCCATCTACTGGTAAAACTTCTCGCATTGAAGTCAAATCTGCAGCATTCGTTCAAACGTGGGATATCAAGCATCCTGACCGCGCTAATTTCAGTATTGCTCCTGCTACCCTCCCAGACGAAACTGGAGATTTTGTAAAAGGAACTCCTCGTCAAAGGAACAACGATGTATATGTTTTCACCCTATACACCGCCAAAGACAAGAGGTGTAATATTCTCGACTTATCGTGGTGGGAATTTTATGTATTGCCTACATACAAGATCGAAGGTGATAAAGACCTGCGCACGCAGAAGACCATTTCCTTGAAAAGAGTGCGTGAAATCTGTCAAGTTCAATCCTTCAACACTCTATGCAGTGCAATTGCAGATGCTTGCAATTCCATTCCAGCAGAATACAATATCTGCATATTCCCACCAAAAGGAGAAAAGGTTACATCTGATAATGTAAATTTTACCCCCCCCGCAAAATAAGACGTGACTTCTCCAACTTCCTACTAATAAAAATATCCCGGCACTTTTTCTGTGTCGGGATATTTTCTGTTGGCATATGGGTTGTTGGCTATTAACATATTACCACGGTTTCTTTCTATTATCTACCTACTAATTTTCTACCATTACTTTCATATAGCTTTGTGATTCAATTACAGCTTCAAGGAGCCTTATTTTCGCTACATTCCAAGCAAATATACAGCCACAATGCCTGATGCTATTCCAAGGTCTTTGTAGACCGTTTTCTCGCTTATATTCTCTTTCTCTGCAATCTCAAGAACTGTTGTTTCCTCTTCTGCAATATACATTGCGTACAGCTCTCTGTATCTTCTCTTTGCTTCTTCGCTTGAAGATTTATCACACTCTTCTCCATACAATCTCACAGCATTTTCTATGCATTGGATGCAATACAAGTTTTCCTGTCTTTTTTTCTCCTTGTTGATTGCGACACTTTCTGATCTCGCTGTCCCCTCTGTAAAATTACCCATCAAGTCTTCAATGAACTTCCATCTCAACTCAATCTTTTCTGCCTCTGTAAATTCTGCTTCATCCGATAGTGTTGCTTTCATTCTTCTATAGGAACTGAGCATCTTTTTGGTTTTCTTCACCTTATCTTCCGATTTTGCCCTTTTTCTATCTTCCTTTGCCTGTTCTTCTCGGAATGCCTTAACCCCCTCTTTTACTGAGATAGCAACAATTTTACTCAGTTCCTCCTGCGATAAAGTATAAGTTACACTGCTTCCCATCTCGCCAACCTCCTTGACTTTTTTACTTCTTTGTGTTAAATTTCTAATAGGTTGAGTCGTTCCGTCAAGGGGCGGCTTTTTTTACTTCTTGATAACAGTTCTTTCTTTCAGCTCAGGTTTTTCTGTATGGCTTTCTAACCATTCTGCAAGTTCCTTTGCTCCCGGATTCTTTTTCTCTATCTCATTTGCCAAATGCCTTAGCACAATAACAATGATTCCTGCATCAGCTGCTGCGTAAGGATTAAGAGCGTTAATCACTTTATTTGAATAATATTTCAATCCTTCATTTACTTCTTTTGCCGCCTCTCTGGTATTTCCAGTAGAAACAAGCCTGTCTCCGTTCACAACAAAACTTTTAGGGCAAATTCTTTTATTTAATTTCATATTTAATCTCCAATTCTCTGCATCCATTGTACAGTCCACGTGACCATCCAATGGATAAGTTGTTATTTTTACCAGATATCGTTTGGCTCATCATACCCATAATTGTCCGAATCTGTATCAAATTCACCGGACATATCTTCCTCTTCTACAGGACCTGGAAGTGCCGGCTGTTCTGCTCCTTCAATCATGCCTACTTCGTTTTCCTCATTGCTCTCATCATTAGCATATTTAAAATCTGCATCCCAAATACTCATCTGTTCTGAATTAGCAATTGGAACAAGAACATATCCATTTTTTTCTTCATCCCATACCAACTCCCAACCTTCGCAGCTCTTTCCTCCCTTTGCCTCATCCTTAATCTGCATCACCGAACCAATTTTATGTGCAAACTTTGGAGTTAAGATTCTTCTTGTTTCTCCACTTATCTTCGGATCACGATTCACAATGAACTCTTGATCCAATGTAACATCCAACGTAATAGTAATTTTCCCAGTCATGCTTCCTTTCTCAACCATGTTTTTTAACAGCTTTTGCAGCACAACATTTACACTGGTTCTCATCCCCTCAAACATTTCATCTTCAATTCTTACTTCCTGATTGTATGTGTCCATTATTTTTCCACCTTTCCGAATTTGATATTGTTATCAATCATGTACTGTCTTAAATCCATAATCTGCTTTCTTGTTCCATAGACTGTGAATGATGCCTTATATTTCTTTGCTTCCTCACTTCCAGTAAGTGGATCTTGTGCGCAGCTATTTGTGTTCTTTTCTTTTGCATTTTCCTTTGCCGACTCATTTTCTTGTTTCTCAATATTGGAATCAGCAACATTATCCCCCTCCGTATCAGCATTCTCTTTAACAGGTTCTTGCATGTTTTCCTGTTCTTTCGAGATTTCTTTATTTTTCTCTGTTGTCTTTGTTTCCTCTTCCTGCTTTTCTTTTAACTGTGCAATTTTATCATCCAAAGCTTTGAGGCTACTGGCTTCTGCAAGTGCTTCTGAAATATCAAGATGTTTCATATACTTATCTTTTGCAGCTGTCTGATACTTCTCCTCGCATGTAGTTTCAATCGTTTTCATATCTTCCATGAACCGATCAATCTTTTTATCAATTTCCTCACATGCTTTCTTTAGACTTACCGACACTTTCAACCAATCTTTGTTAAAAATTGTCTCAAAAACCAGAATTGCAACATCTCCTGCTTTTTCAATAAAGTGCTGTTTCAATTTTTTCTGTTTTTCTTTTCTTATTCTGTCTTCATACTCTTTAACTTGAGAATCAATCATGGCTATTGTTTTATCAATAGGCTCTGTGACCTCTTTTACTTCCTTTTCAAATTCATCATACGGAGTCATTATAGCCTTTTTGACTTCTACTCTACGTTTTGAAATAGCTGTCTTCATTGCATTCAGCTTTGCTCTGTCCTGCTTTGCGGACTTCATCTGGTCTTCTGTGTATGTAAGGCCTTTATATTCATCAGCTACATCGTTGATCAATTTCATAAACTCATCTTTGTTCCATGTAATCTTTTCAAGAAATTCTCCCTCTTTTGGATTACTAATAACCAAACTCAACTCATCTGCCATTTTCTTTCTCCTATATTTGTTTTATTGATACCTCTACCCTCGGTTCTTCTGAATAGAATTTTCGGCATTGGCAATCTACAATCTGTGTATCATCTCGATATGCTACCTGATTCAAAGCGTCTGCAATGATCTTTATTACATTGTCCATATCTGGCTTCTTTGTTGGTCGAACAATGTGTTTTCGCATTGATTCTTTAACTTTCTTGCTCTTACTTTTGGGGATTGAATAAAATGCCTTAATTCTCATATCAAGCATCGCATCTTCTGGAAAGCGAAAGTTCTCACATTGTTTCATATATTCCATATGCACCAATGTTTCATAGTTCACGGTATCTTTTGGTGTAATGGCATGTCCAGTATGTGTATTAAACCTCGGTCTTCCTTTTCCTTTTGGTTCACCGAGAATTGTAAACCTTATTTCTGTCATTCTTTCTCCTATCTGGAAGTATCTGCATTTTCTTCATCCATACTTATTTTTAAATAATAGTCAACAACTTTTCCTGTCTCAGTCCGTTTTTTCTTGATCTGTGACACCGTGTAACCGTTCTTGATAAGGATTCCAGACACCTCTAAGCGATCCTGCTGGTTATAAATTCTAAGTTCCATTATTATGCCTCCAATATTGTTCTTGCAGCTTTGAATCTTCCAGCTGCCTCTTTTTTTCTCCATGACAAGCCATCCATTTTAACCGGATAACACATTTCAAAGATTCTGTCATAGATTCTTGTGTATCGAATATCTTCGCAATTTTTCATCTGATTTAAATCTAAATTCGTTGTGAGAATGATGGGCTTTCCACAGCGATATCTACTGTCGACAATGTTGTATACTTTCTCAAGAGCAAAATCCGTGCTTCTTT